GCGAAAGCAGGATGAGGATGAAGAAGAAGAAATCGACAAAGATGGCGATGAAGATGAAGAAGAAGAGAAGGGTGGAATGGCTTACAAACAGGATGATGCAGAAGACGAAGCTGCTGACGAGCCTATAGAAGAGAAAGGAATGGATGATGAAGACGATGAGTCCGATGAGATGAAATCCATGAAAAAGCAAGTTGCTGCTTTGGAAAAAGCATTAGCTTCTACTAAGACTGACATGCAGAAAGCTGTTACAGCTGAATCTGAAGCCAGACTAAGAAAGATGGGATTCAGAGAAGAGACTGGTTTGCAAGCTCCAAAACTTACAAAAGGATTAGGAGTTGATGACACACCTGTATTACAAAAATCAGCAGGTGCTGACACAGCAGAACAACTCGCAGGTCTATCTTACTCAGAGTTAAGAAGAATGCAAACTCAAATAGAAGCTGGAAATACCGATGGTATTCCTAGGGAACTATTAGGGTAATAAATATAAAACAAACAAATTAGGAGACATTTAAAATGGCTAACCCAAGTTTATCGGAATATCTTGCACAGTCGCAGAGAGGTTTGTATCAGTCTGTATTCGGTCCAGAATACCTTCAGAAACAATCTTATTTTACTGTAGACTCTAGTACAGGAATATTCAATACAACATACGGCAGAAAAGTCTGGCAGGCTCTAAACAACCAAACCAGATTCTTTAATGCTATCCCAAGGGTGGTCTGGGGAAATACTGCTGGTTGGAGGGTCAGGACTGATAGAGGTTCTGGTCGTTCTAGACCGGTAACAGAGACAGGCTCATTGCCTACAGTCGATGTTTCCGACATACAAACAGTTTCTAGTTTACCTAGAATTGTTTCAACTACATTCGGTGCTTCAGTAAAGTCAGTCTTTACTGCACAGCTAGAAGGTGGTGTCGGAGATGTTTTGGCTCTAGAGAATGAAAATGCTCAATTAGACCACATCAAAGAAATTAACGAAGAACTATTAGCAGGTTCAGCATCCATTGCTTCTGCTGGTGGTGCTACATCGTTCACAGTTCCAGCTGCTTACGCCAAACACTTTAAAGTTGGTGATGCTGTAGCTCAATACGATGTTTCAGGAACTGCACATGACAGAACTTCAGGTTCAGTTGTTTCTGCAGTAAACACCTCTACAGGTGCTGTAACTGTTGCTTCAGGTACTGCATTTGCTGATGGTGATGTTGCTTACATTTATTCAAGAGCAGGTATGACTTCTATTGACGATATCGTTTCAGAAGATGGTGCCGCTGTTGGTGGTGGTGTAGCAAGAACAAGAGCTTATGACCTAACATTGGCTGGAAGAACAGCTGGTGCATGGAACGCTGGTGCTTCTGTTTCTTATAACTCAGGAACAGGTAGAGCATTGTCATTGACATTACTTGATACAGCAATTCAGAAAGTAAGAGAGAATGGTGGAGAACCAAAACTAATCCTTTTGGGTCACGACCAATACTTCAACCTTGAAAGATTGCTTAACAGTAACCAGAGGTATCTAGGTCAAGAAGAGTACCAAGTGGGTGTAGGAGCTGAAAGAACTTACCCCGGTACAAGAACTGGACTAGTATTGGCTACCTATCAAGGTATTCCAATTCTTCCAGATGCAGATGTTCCAAAGTCTGTTTCTTCTGCTGATGCAGTTCTAGGTTCAAACGTTTATGTTTTGGATACAGATTATCTTGAAATCGCTGTTGCTCAACCTACTCAGTATGTAGAGAACAGAGATTACTTCGCAGCAAATGCACTAGTTGTTAGAGGATTACTCTACACTATGGCAGAGATGCGATGTAAGAACATCTTTACTCAAGCAAAAATTGCTGACCTAAACTCATAAGTTTAGTGATGATACATGTGGGGGGACTTCGGTCCCCCTACTAATTTAGAAAACAAACATTTTGCGGGGACTGATTAGTGGTCAACAAGGACACACAAGTGAATTTAGCAGTTTATATGGAACGATTAGATTCCTATATTTCCAGTCAAAACGCCCTCAATGAAAACCTCTCTAAGAATTTAGAACAGGTTGAAACTAAAGTCGATGATATCTCTCAATGGCGTAGTAAAATGTACGGAATGAAAAGTATTCTATTGGCTATAGGAATATTAGTTGTACACACTTCCGCTGTTTTAGGTAGCTTTGTAGCTATCATAAATATTAATAAATAGATAATTGGAGTATAATAAATTATGGCTAATGAAAGACATACGGATTACAGAGGATGGGATATAGATAGTTCTACCAGACAATCAGTACATCCAGCTAATAGATACGTAGCAATCTCAAATGCTGCAAGTACCACCGCTGAAGATGTATATTCTCTAGTTGCAAATGGTGGAGAGAAAGCAACTAACTGGGTTTTGAATCCGGGTGTGGAAGGAACTACTATTACTGAATTTGTAGCAACTGGGTCTGCGGTATCTAGAAGTACTGCACAACAATCAGAAGGAGCTGCATCACTACTAGTAAACCCAGATAACTCTGCTGCAGGGGAAGGGTTTTATTGGGAATCACCAACAATTCCATTTAGTGTTAACCCACAATATATATCAGTTCAATTAGAACATCGAGGTGCTTCTGCTTCAGGAGCCGTAACCTTAACTTTAAGAGATGCCGCAGGTACTACAAACCTTGGAACTTCAGGTACAGATTCCCTAGCAGCTTCATGGAAAGCGTTAACAGCTACATATGCAATTCCCGGAAGTACTGCTGCAACTACATATAGATTATATCTAACAACAACTGCACAACACAATATAAATTTCTATGCAGATAAAATAATGTTTGAAGTTAGAGAAGATACTATAGCCGTTTCAACTTATTTAGATGGTAACCAAACAGGTGGTGAGGGACCTTTATATGAATGGACAGGAGCAGCAAACGCATCTTCATCTATAAAGAAACCTTCTATGACAAGAATTAAAGGTTTCCAATTTAAAAATCAATCTGGAACAGCTGCCGATATAATATATATAGCCTTTGACCAAACAGCAACTTCTGCTAATGGTATACCAATTTATGGGGGACAGGAACTAAATGTTGAAATGCCTCTAGACTTTAGAGGAAGGATTTCAATGATAGCGGCACAAAACACCCCAACACTTACAGGTGTAATCTGGGGAGTAGCTGAATAATATGACGACAGAAGCAATTACAACTCCTGTAGGAAATATACCTCATCCATCTAATTGGTCATCTGACATGAATGAGATGATGAATGAGAACAACTCTATTGAGAAAGTACTATTCTTAGAGAAAGCTACTGATGGTAGAGTGACAATGGATGATATTCAAAGTGCTTTAGGCGAATACAAAAGATTACACAAAGCAGGAATTTCATCTCCTGCGGAACTTCTAACTTTATCAAGGGCATACCCAAATAATAAAGTATATCAAAATGCTTTATCCAAAATGGAAATTGCTGATGATGATTCTTTAGTAGTAGGTGGACCAGCATCTATCGAGTTAGTTGATAGGGAAGGACACTTAATTACTACTGATGCACTTGGTAAAGCATTTCAAAAATATATGGCTAACTTTAGAACTAGAAACGCAATGGTATTACATTCTGATGTTCAAGTTGGTTGGGCTTTACCTGCTTATATAAGTAAGGGAGGTCAAATATTTAAATCTGGTGTTGATGGAAAGGGATTATTTTTTATTACTGAATTACGGAATGACACTAAGATTGCAAAGAAAGTTGCAGAACAAATTAATAGTGGTAAATTAAAGAGTTACTCTATTGCTGGGTCTGCAATTAAGACACAAACTATTCAAAAAGGTTTGCAAGATGTAATGCAAGTAGATGAATTAGAACTTGCAGAAGTTACGGTATGTGAAAAGGGTGTAAACCAAGCAGCCTCTTTTGATATTATAAAAGCTGAAGGAGCTACTTCATCATGTATAGATGGTAGTTGCCTTGTTAATTCGGAGGAAGAATCCGGGGGAGTACAACTTATGTTTAAATCAGATGGAGATATTGATTTTACAAAATCTTTTATGAATTTCGTAAAAGGTGACAAAGAACTACAAAAGATAGTTCAAATCGATGGGCAAGAGTATGGGCAGAGTTTTCCAACTTTGATTAACACACAAGCTCGTCAAGAGGAACATCATAGATTTCTTGATAAACTAGGATTTCCCGGAGAACTAGAACCTGAGAATGCTAGATATACTCCTGTTATTGAAGACGACCCACTAGGACATAAATACGTACCATGGGTAGTAAATGAAGCAGGACAAAATCTAGGAGTACGTCATTACGATGATGCATTAACTATGCCTCAACTAGGTAGACATGCTAAGCGTGGGGTTGTAGAAGGTGGAAACTCTATGGAAACTCCTGTTAGTGAACTTAACACTACAATTTCTAAATCACAGGATTTCTTTAATTGGATGGAAAATGTACATTCATTTAAAAAGTCTTGTCCATGTGAGTCCTGTTTTCAAAAGGCTGCTGATTACAAAGGAACAGTTGAGAAGGTTACAAGTTTTTTAGCTCAAGGGGCATAGACACCCCACTGCAAAAACTAGTTGGTCGAGTGGCAGCTGGTGCTGCTCTTGGTGTTGCTTCCCTCCCAGCGAGGGTATTGGCTGGAGCTACTACTGTAGGTAGAACTGTTGCTGGGAAAATAATAGCAGACAAAGTAAGAGATAAAGCAAAAGATAAAGCCACATCTATTATTTCTAAAAAGAACTTACAAAAGGAAGTAGACAATCCTTTTGCAGTTGCTACAGCTCAAGCAAAGAAGATGGGGTATAAGAAATTTAAAGAGGGAAGTCCCGGTGAAAACAAACGAGATGAAATCGCTGAGGCGCTTAAAAGGAAATCTAGCAGACGCTAGTATAATAATATAGATAGAAAAACTATCAATAAACTAGGAGGAATAAACAAATGGCAATTTCAATATCAGATGCTACTGATTCAAATAGCAATGTATTGCAGGGCAAATTTGGTTCTAACACTGGTAACTTGAAGTACAAGGCAATAGAAATTACCTTTGATTCTTCTTACCCAACTGGTGGTGAATCACTAACACCCGGAATGATAGGTTTTGATGACATTATAAATATAGTTATCGAGCCTTCAGATGGTATATCGTTTGGATACGATTACACAAATGAAAAAATAAAGGCATATGGAGTAGCTCCAGTGCCGGTAACAATTACAGATGATGACTCTGCCGCTTCTAACGGAGTAGCAGTATATGCTCACATTGATACTATTGGAACTGATTCCGACAGAAAGATAGCTCACCTTGAGAGTGTAACAGCAAACAACGCAACAGTTACTTATCAAGCTAATGCTACACTAACCACAACTTCTATTGGAACTATGTGGGATGATGACGCTGCGGCTTCAAGTGGATTACAAGTCTATGTTGATGAAAACGGAGACACAGATTTATCAGGTGCGAAATTTTTGGTAGATAATGATACCACAGAAACAGACTTATATGTTCCAATGAGCGATGGTTCTTACCTAACTCTTTACAACGATGACTCTGCTTCTTCAAATGGTGTAGCAGTATACTTTGATGATAACGCTGGAACCGCATCTGCTAAATGGTTGTTAGTAACACCAAGTAACGCAAGTGTATCAGCTCACACATCAACAGTAGTAAGCGACAGAGCTGCTTCTGCTGAAGTACAAAATGGTGGTAACCTAGCATTACAAACAAGTGTAAGAGCTTTTGTATTAGGAAATGGAACACTTCCATAGGAAAAAGAAACTAATAATAAACAGTATAATAAGATGATAGAAAATCTATCTTAGCATTTTAGGAGGAACTAAAAATGGCAATATCAATAACAACGCCTAGTGGAGCACACGAAGGAGCTGCTATTCATGGTGGAACTGCAAGTAAGTTCACTATTAAAAGAATACAGCTTGACGACTCATACCCAACTGGTGGGGAAGCCGTAAGTGCTGGAGACTTAGGATTCAATTCCCTACACATGGTTATATGTGATACTGAATCTTCTGGTTACGTAGCTCAATATGACTACACTAACGAAAAGATTGAGATGTGGGAAGCTGGTTCTGATGGTGCTGCATTAGACGAAGTAGCTAACACTACTGACTTATCTGCAGTATATATTAGAGTATTAGCATACGGAATAGCGTAATAACAACAGAAGGGGAGTAAAATATGTTTGGTAAATTAAGACCTCAGATATTTTTATCTATTATAGTTTTAGGAATATTGTCCGGAGTAGGACTGTATTATGGAATGAACGAAATAGCCACAGGCTGTACAGGGGGAATTATAGCCCTTGGGATGAAGGTATTAGAGGGAGAGTAAATATGACTTCACAAAATGATTGCAGTTGTTTTGAAACCAATATTTGTAGTTGTGCTTCAGACAATTGTGTATGTGAATGTTCTTGTGATTCATGTGATGCGATTATGATGGAGAACATTGATAATGCATTATCCATGGAAGGATGCCCTTGTGGTGGTAATTGTGGGTGTAACTCTAGTTCAAGCGAAGAATCAATAATAATCGATGATGAGGATAAACCTCGTCAATGTTAATCTAAGGGGGATTATCGATGAACATAATGAAAATTATAACTATGGGAATGACTTTCTATAACCTCAACAAGGGTTTAGCGGGGCATGGGAAGGAAATTATGGGAGAGGGAGTTGATATTCTTCAATCCATAAGTCAGGCATTAAAGGATAATAAAATTACTAACGATGAAAAAGAAGTCATAGTTGCTGAAGTTGAACAGTTCTGTAGTGCAACCATAGAGGCAATTGAGAAAATAACTATCCCTGAGTAAGTGGAAGCATGTATTATATGTGGGGAACAGGAATCTATAAAAGAGTTTCAAATTAAGGAACTCGAATGGTGTATAGATTGTTTAAAACAACATAATACTCTAATGATGAAACACCACAATGCTTATTATTACAACAATATAAAAAAGCTACGAAGGAAAAAATAATGAATATATTAAAACAATATTTTCCAATACCACTAATATTGTTTGGTGGAATCATGGCAGACCTATCTCGTCATGGATTCGGAGAAGATATAATGACAGTCCAGATAATATCTTGGACATCAGTAGTGGTAGGTGTTATAGGATTAGCACGTATAGTATGGTATAAGGTAAGGAAATAAAATGAGGAGTAAAATGAAAAAGAAAACTATAGTAAAGTCTTTGGTACTTACAGCTTCAGCAATGGCAGGATTATTTGTCACAAAGGAAGCAGTAGAATACTATATACTTAAAGGTCTTAAAATAGGTAATCTAAATGGACATAAGTAAAATAAAATTACCCATAGGTATTATTGGAATTGTATTGGCTCAAGCTTTTGGAGTCATTTGGTACATGGCTCAATTAGATAGTACCGTAGAGGAGAACTCAAAGAATATTTCAGAATTACAATCCCA